TCAATAAGGTCGTCCATGAAAGACTTAACGGTTAGAAATCTCTCCTTACCATTAGCAGCTTGATCTACAAGGGCTACGTGAGCGCCTTTAACAGAAAAATCAAAATTCTTTAAGCGTTTAGGTTTATTCACTTGTTTCTACCTCAGACATACATCCAATAGAGAAGCCAGTAAAAGAGCCGCTTTTAACAGCTTCCCAGAGCGAAGGCTCCTTAATCTTCCATTGTTGTATCCAGCTACCTGCTTTAACAGTCTGGTCGCCAATCATGGCATCTACTTCTAGGATGAAAGACTTTTCAATATCTACTTCAGTATCTAGGAAAACACAGTCAGCTAGAGAAGTATCTGGTTTTTGAAGGACTGGGTAATGCTGGAGGTTTGCCTTCATGCAATAAGTATTAAAACTATCACAAGCTTTCTTAACCTCTTCCCCAGAGTAAGTATCACCATGTAGGTCGATAACGTCTGGCTCTAGCACTACACCAATAATTCGTTGTTCTTCCTCATCAATCTTTTTCAAAACTACTGAAGCTTTTGGAGCAGCCTCTACTGATTTGATAAGGTCTTTGAGTGCCTTAATAATATCCATAAGTTACCTGTTAGCAGGGGAGTTAGGAGGGCTATCTGAAGGAGGAGTTTCAGAAGGAACTGGTTTCAGTTCTTTGTCACCCAATACTGTAGGATCTAGGACATCAGAAACTGACATCCCTTGATTAGCAATACCTTCTATATTCTGGATAGCAATACCTTGATTATTAGACTGGCCTCTAATCTTAGCTATCGACTCATCTACTGTTTCAAGTAACGTATTACTTTCTGTAGGAGCTTCTGCCTTAGACAGCAACCACTCTTGGAGTTCTTCCGTTGGACGTATAGCGCCCTTATCGACTAGCTCACTAAAGTACTTACCAATTTCTTCCAGACTAAAATTATCAATAGTCCCGTAAGACAAGGTAGGGATAGTCTCATTGATTTCCCAACCGTTTAATTCCCATAGAGCAGGTATGGCTTCTTTATTAAAGACTGAGGCTATACTATCTAACCAGCTTGAAATAGCTGCGTGGAATAGTTTTATTTTATTTGTAGAGAGGGCGAATGACCCTACTGAGTTTTGACCTAGAAGAATAAAGTCGGCCAGTACAGATTGAGCTATATTAGCGTTATAACGCTGAATAACTACGTTAGTATCTAGAACTTTAGAGCCACCTTCACAAGTAAGCAGCTTGAGGTCAAATAACTTATTACCTTTGTCATCAAATGCTGAAGGCCAGACTAGACCACCTTGGCGGTTAGCTCTGACATCTGTTACAATACCTTTTACAGTATTATAAACATGCTTCTCTTCATCAGTGGCATTGGCATCCATAAAGTTAACTGGAATAGTTGCCATTGGCAAGCCAGCTAGACTTCTCTCAATACCTATAGCTTCAATTTCTTCAATATTCTTCTTGAAGAACCAAGGGCGGTAAGCGCCTCTTAGGATAGATACTGATTCTGGGTTATCTTTCTTAGTGTTATTACGAAATAGGAGGAATCTATCTCTAGGTATGTAAGTCTGAGTACCTGCTTGAGTGTCCCACTGGACAACCCCTTTCAGATCTGTGGAGGTCTTATCAAAAGGTCTGCCAGAGACAACTACTGTCGAACCAACCTCTTGTACTGATTCTCCCTCAAACACCCAGCGATAAATAGTGTCTTGAGATCTAATAGGCAGCCTTCTCCAGCCCCACCTACCATCTTTGTATAGGCGTTTCTTGTAAACTACTTCGTGTACTGAGTAGCCATAGGTTAGGAAAGAGAGGATGTCATTAATTGTGTCAGCCCAAGACTTTTCCATGTCGTCCATAGCTGTTTGTAGAAACACTGCCCCGTCTTTGTCACCATTGTCTTTAACAGACCAGTTGACTTTACGTATTAGCATTTCCATAGCAAAGAGTATGCCAGAAATAACGGAATCGTTACTAGACATCTCTCTGAATATTAGATTTTGTTTAGGCCACTGAAGGCTTTGGAGGAATTCTTCCCTGATAATGCCGCTTGATTGTTGTAATCCGGTATTACCTAGTTCGGGAAGAATTTGTACTCTAGGAGAACTGTTTTGGATAGGCATGGGCTTTAGTCTTTTAGGCTATTGCCCATATACTCCAGATGACCTGTTGGGAATAAGTCGATGTCTTAGAGTGGGCTTCAAGTTCTTATTATACCATAATATTCTAATTAAATCAACTAAAAGCGAAAGTATTTGCTTTACTCATATCAGGAAATGTAATAGAATCGGGTATGTGTAAAGTCTGGCTGACTTCTGTAAAGGCTCCTGCTACGGAGTCAACTTGGTCGTCTTTACCTGCATACTTACGTTCTCCAGTAAAGTTTTCAAGTTCTTGGAACCAAATATCGTTCCATGTAGATCTGATAATCTTGACTAGACCTGCCTCACAAGCAGCAGAAAACGGGGTGAAGCGAGTCAGCTTATCCTTACTAACTCTTCTAATACGGCAATCAAATCCTTGTCGGATAAGGTCAGCGGCTACAGATTGCGACTCGGATTTACCCGCTTGGCCTGGATCTTGCTCTAGAACTACCTTAGTATACCTACCATCTATTCTAGCTTGACGCTCAATATTAGCTTTTACTTTAAAAGGGGTTCCTCTGAATCTCTGTACGTCTAGAATCCAGTAATAACCTTCTCGGTCTTTAGCAATTAAAGTACCTACCGTCCAGTCTGGATTTCTATTAGTTGTTGTTACTTCAGAACCAGCTCTATCCCAGTAGCGTGTAAAGCCGTATAAGCCAGTAGGTCTGTTTACTTTAGGCTCGCCAACCCACTCACGCTTAAAATAGGCTCCAGCGTCTGCCTGAACGTCCCAGCAGCCATCTAGAAGGGCTTCACGCTCTATGCGAGGCAAGCCTTTCAAGTATGCTACATACTTAGGGTTGGATTTAAGTACTGCTGGGTTATCTGTTACTAAGGCTGGGATGAAAGTAAAAGACAGAATCTCTTCTGGGTCAAAGCCTTGGTCGATAAGTTCTTTTCTAGAGTTTCCCCAAAGCATTTCGCCATCTTGGGTGATGAAATAACGGAGTACTCCACCCCTTTCCCTAATTGGAAAGCCTCTGTCGTCTAGATACCAGTCAATCCATCTACGAAGATAAGAGTTAGGATCTGGGTTACAAGTCAGGCGCATGTAGCTAGGGGTGTTAGCCGCCGAGCGCATACGCGAGAACATGAAGGTTACTTGAGATTCAGAGAACTGTTGGGCTTCATCGAATATGATAGCTGTTAGCTGTGAGCCTGACCAGTTAAGCTTGTCCTTCTCTAACTCCATGTGTGAAAACTTTACGTTAGCGCCACTTGGAAAGGAGTAGGTTAGATCTTTTTCTCTGGGAGTTCCATCTATACCATCTAAAGCCCAAATACCTCTGGCAGTTTGCCAGAGAGACCCAGGAGCTGTTATCTGGGTAGACTCTCTTCTGAAGATTACAGCAGTAAAATTAGGGTCGTCGATATAGCGAAGGACATCCAGCATTACTGCATACGACTTACCGCCTCCCAATATGTTCAAAGCAACTCGTTAAGCTGCCCCCGCTTGCGCTGCTGCATGTCTCCATGCAGATCGGACTATATCTTCATCCCGTTAGGGAGGCAGGCATTTCGGTACACTTGTACCTACGAATACTCTAGTCTCTGAACCTTCCTCTTACGAGGCTTGGCTGCTGATTGTCCTCGGCTTTACGTTAGGAGTTTCCAGCAATTAACCTGCTTATTTTTCCAAGTATTACTACTTGGGGAGCCAGAATTATTTAGCTCCACCACCAAAGACAACCACATCGGCAGGGGTCGTAAGATATTGAGTCTGTCGCCCTGGTTGTGGTGCTATAACTGTAGGTTCTGTCATTATTTCTCCTCACATATATAAGTGTTTGGATAGTTATTAGATAACGCTCTGTGCCTTAAGAATTGTCTTGATACGCCTAGAGCTTTAGCGGCTATATTCATACCCTCGTACTCTTTTCCTTCCACAGTAATCTTTTTCTTTACTTGAGCTTCGAGATTTTTCAATCTAATCTTAGCATCCTTCATCGGATTATTCTTAGATGACCAAATGTTAGGATGTCTTTTAACTATATCTGGGTCGTGCATAGGATTCTTAAGACCTATTGGCGCTCTTCCACCTACAGCTACGTTGTAAGTATTGTCCGAACGTACAAAATCTTCGTCTACTATAAGGCATTCTAATTCATAGGCTAGATCTGCAGTTGGAAGGGTCGTTAAAAT